TGCTGTAGAAACTGTATTAAAAATTATTGAGTATACTTCGTTATTAACAAGACTATATGTTTCTCTAATATCGATTTCTACAGTTCCGCCATTAGTTTCGCTTACCGGTCCAGCAGAGAATCTAGTAATTTCAGTACTACTGCTGTCATAAATTATTATTTCACCTTCTAAACTAATTACACCTGAAATAGCATCTACTGCAACATTGTGTATTAGGTCAAGATCAGCTGGACCGTCAACAGTAACAGTATATGTTGAGTCAGGAGCAGATAGTTGAGTCAAATATGCCTGCTGGCCAATCTGTGACCAACTTGGTGGTTTAGACACAATAAATCCTGAAGGTGGTGTATAAGGTCCTGATGTTGAAATACTATTACCAAAATTTTCTTCTCCTAACAAAGTAGCTAGTCTTTGATTAGACGTACACACACCACTATAACCAGTATAAGTAGTTGCTCCAGCTGTCGGTGTATAACGTATACCTCTATAGGTAACTGCGGTAATATCGCTGAAAGACCATTCTCCTGGAAATATACTCATACCCCAACTGTTGTTAACAATAGTAGGATTCTTACGACCTGTAGCAGTATTTGTCGATTTTGTTCTATGAAATTCTCTTATGTAGTCCATTACATACGGAAATGTGTAATTGGAGTTGTCGCCGGCTGCATAGTAAATGTTATAAATGTTTGCACCCCTAGCCCAACCTTGTGTGTTCCCTGCAACTGTACCAGCTACGTGTGTTGAATGGCCGCCAGTACCGTAAGTATATGTTCCTGCTGCTGTTCCTTTAACCGCAGGATCGTGTTGAAACCAGTTATATTGAATAGCACGACTTCCTCCCGTACCATCTGCATTAACTGCGTACTCAGGATGGTTCCAAGCAATACCGTTTTCGTCACATATAACTACATCGACATTACGACCAATTTGCGAAAGAGAAATAGTTGCAGTTTGACTAGCAGTACCAGTTCCGCCACCTTGGTACCCAGTTCCGCCCCATCCTGAACGTTGGGCGCCTTCAGTACATCGTAGTAATGCCCAGTTTCTCATAGTATTACTTGTTGACCCTGATTTATCCCAGCCACTGGAAGTTTGTTGTATTGAATTTGTAATTTCTTGAGAATTTTCAAAGACTTCATTGGACACTGTAATGTCTTCGTCTTCAAAATTTAACCCTGGACGAATTCCTCTAAGATGAGGAGCCAGCTCAACTGACATTATTCTTGGATCCTTTGCTAACTCTAATGCTTCCCATTCGGCTAGCAAGTAATGTGTGTTTCTGCTTGACGGTTTTCTATTCAAGCAGTGTACAGATCTGTCTAGTTCTAAGTTAGGAGGACTTTTACCTTCACTTTCTAACTCGTCATAGATTACATTAAGATCTGCAAAATCTTTTACAGTAACAATGTATTCTTGTTTTTTAATGTAATCTGCAATTGACATATTAAGTCTCTAATTGAATTAAGGTTAATGTTACTGTGATAGCTGCACTAGCTCCAGACTTATTAGTAACAGCACATGGAATGGTAGCAATCACAGGGCTTTCGTCGTTCCATCCAAACACTCCCGGGCTCATCAGTATAGTCTGTGATCCAGTAGTAACAACTTCGGCAATAACTCCTGCACTTGGAGAAGGATCAACTCCTTCTGCACGACTTGAGTCAGCAGTTCTTGCAGCATTAGAAACATACAATCTTACCCAAGCTGCATGTGAAACTTGAATTTTTAGCATAGCGTAGGTCTTGTATGCTGTAATTGTAACTGGGCCTGTGGCACCATTTGATATAGCGTTAGTAGTTCCAGCAAACTCAGATCTTGTAGCAAACCCAGCAGGCGAGCTCCATGCCAACGAACCTGATCCGTTAGTTGTTAATACTTGTCCGACCACACCATCTGTTACAGGCCAAGCTATGTTTTCTATGTAAACTCTACCGCTGGCATTAGCTGACAAGTATAAATTGGCATTTGAATTTACTGTGCTTAACCCGTCTGATGATAATCTTACATCACCAATGTCGATGCTGTTGTTAGTTGGTATTGTAATGTTTGTTGATGTTAACGCAGCAAGTTTGTCAAGTCTTAGAGTTCCGTCTGCCTTTAATTCGGCTCTTAACTGTAATCCAGCAACCCCTGTAGTAATTCCATCATGTAGGAAAAATTCAAATTTTCCTGGAATTCGTCCAGTGCTTACTGCCCCATCAACAGCAGATGTTATCACGCCTGCCGCTAATCGATTAGTTCCATCAAATCCAAAAAATGTTAGGTCAACAATGTCGTCGCCGTTTTGTATTGATGACGGTGTAACAGCAGATCCTCTAGTTCTGTAAAACGCAAAATTTACAGAGTCAGCAGTATTATGGTGTTGAGAAAATGTAAATCCATTAGCAAATGTACTAGAATATGTGTTTCTAGTTATATAAACATTTCCGTCGACTAATGACGTGTTATTACCAAACGTGGTAGCTGTGCTAGGAGTAATGTATAATACACCTGTTTTATCAATATCACCAGTTGATGTAATTTCAAGATTGTTATTAACAACAACACTTCCAGTGCCGTCAGCTTTAACATTTAAATTTCCGTTAGACGCAAGCGATTTAATTTCATCAACTTTCCATATTCCGTCAGAACTAAGTTCTGCTCGAGTTGCTGCTGTAGTACCGTTGTCAGTAGCAAAACTAAATTTAGTAGGAATATGACCAGTAGTCGGAGTTCCTTCAACAGTAACACTAATAGCAGCACCGCTCGCTCTACCAGCACCGTCCCAACCAACAAAACTAATATCGGCTAAGTCGTCTCCGTTAAGTACAGCAGTGGGGCTAAGTCCCGTTCCCCTAGATCTGTAAAACAGAAAATTTACAGCATCAGCAGTGGCATGATGTTGAGCAAATGTAAATCCACCACCGAATATACTTGAATGTGCGTTTCTAGTTATATAAACATTTCCGTCGACTAATGTATTGTTATTACCAAAACTAAGTAAACCTGTTGAGCTAAAGTTTAACACACCGGTTTTACTAATGTTACCATTAGTATCAATAGTTAAGTTGCCGTGCAAGATAATATCACCGGTGCCGTTTGGATCCAGCTCGATATTGCCATTACTCGAAGATACAATTTTGTATCCGTTAATATCTAAATCGCCACCAAGTTGGGGAGTTGTATCACTAACAACATCACCTCCTCCACCGCCTGAAATAATATTACCGCCAGCAGTAGACCCGTCACCGACATAGACTAATTTAGTATCTGTTGTATAAAGTAGTTCACCTTCAGCAGGCGTAATTCCTGTACGCTGTCCTGCGGTTCCTCTACGAATTTGTAATGCCATTATATTCTCCTAATTCTTTTAAAATGTTCCGCCGTCGATATTAAATCCTGCCGGTGAAGTAAATGTTCCAAAATTGACTCCTACTTGATCTAATAAGAAGCTAATAGGGTCAGTGAATGTTTGTTGAAATTCTCCTAAGTCAAAAACATTGCTAACAGGAGAACTTATAGTTACTTCTCCTAGTCCGTTTGTTGGATTAACAGTTATATTTGAGCCTGCAACAATTCTGCTTACACCTGCAACAATAGATTGCGGAATCCAAGAAGTACCGTTCCACGCAAGAGCCTGTCCATTAGAAGGACTAGTAGTTACTGTGTCAACATCGGCTAATGCATTAATACTTGACGTTGTATAAACACCATTAGTTACTGTGCTAGCATTGCCACTGATGTCACCACTTACTTTACTACCAGCTAAACTAGTGATCCAATTAGGATCAGAGTATGCTCCAGTTGTATAAACACCATTAGTTACTGTGCTAGCATTACCAGTTACATCACCAACGACATTACCAGTATGTAGTCCAGTAGTGTTGCCGGTCACATTGCCTGTTAGATTACCAACAACATTACCAGTATGTAGTCCAGTAGTATTGCCTGTTAGATTACCAACAACATTACCAAAATGTTCACCGGTTACATTACCAGTGACATTACCTATTAATAATCCAGTAACCGTTCCTGATACATTACCTACATAATTTTCAGAACTTAACGTAATAGTATTGGCGTTATTCCTAGTAACAGTTATGTTTGCGCCTGATGCAATTTTAATATCATCTTGAGATAAATCTGTACCACTCAGTCTAATATTTGCTCCACCTGTAGTTGCTA